GTTGTCGCTGTTGCCCGTTCGCGGGTTAACGCCACGAATATGCACCCCCGATGAGATTTCACCGCGACGGCGGCTTTTCTGGGTGACGACAACAACGTTTTTCTTCAGTTTTCCGGATTTCTCAGGAGCGCGATCAATCACCTCCTCGCGGAGCAATTCGGCACCAGCACGGGTCGACTCCCGGAGAACTTTATTATTTTCGGCCTTGCTGAGCGTTTGCAGATCGCGGGCAATATCCTGCAGCCCGGAAAAATCCAGATTCACATCAATCATTTTTCGGTCCCCTGTTTGCAGAGAATTTCCAGCCGGGTACCTTTGATATCCGGAACCGGAGGCCCAGTGACATTCAGGACCGCATCTTTGTATGGGCCATTCAGTACTTTCAAACGGGAAGAAGCTGAGATGTCTGTACGAAAACGCACCCAGACGCGAATGGTGGCATCAGCACGCTCAACGCCAGCGGCTAACAGCTCCCTACCGCTGATCCCTTTAACCTCGGCCCAGATAGTTTTTCCATCAGCCCAGCTTTCTACCGGCTGGCCGGAAGGTGTTTTTGATATTGTGAAGTTCTGAATAGTGACGCGATGCCGTAATCGTCCTGCCTGCATAATTCCTCCTAGAGCGGAATATAGCGGTACGGCTCTATCAGCGATGTAAAGCCAAATGGGATGCTGGTTTTTGCTGCGTCTGACGACTCTTCTCTGTTTTCATACCAGTGCCCGACAAGCAGCATCAGCGCCAGGAGGATGTCGTCAGCAATCACCAGCCCATCAGGATCAGTTTCCGGTACTTCTTCATAAAGATGGCGGTTGATGAAGTTCTCCGCCTTTCGGCGCGCGGCACCATAATAGAGCGTAAGCACCTCATCTTCCGTGGTGTCGTCGATATCGATCCGACACTGCGCCCGCAACATCTCAATCGTTGTGCTCATGTATTTTCCCTGGCCCGCAGCGAACTGCGGGCATAAAAAAACCGCCGGAGCGGTGGAGGTTGAAGCTGATTATTGCCTTAGCCGCCAGATGCCGGTTTACCCACCAGCGCCTTAATCGCGCCGGTATCTTCCAGTACGCAGTCGAAGCGGTGGAAGGCCAGGAAGCCTGTCTGATCGTACTCTGCGTAACGCTCAACCAGCCGTTTCAGTGTCATGTAAGTGACGCGGCGAACGATAAAGCGGTTAAAATCGCCGAAGTAGGCAAATTTGGCACCAGCCGCGATATCAGGAATAGCCTGGTCAACGACATACGGCACCTGCAGAACAGTAGCAGGTGCGCCACCGATAATGTTCGGCAACCAGAGCGGGCGGCCCTGTCCATCCTCCATTTCCTCCACCAGCTGCAGCGTTGCATCGTTAAAGGCCCAGCGCACCTTTGGACCGTTACGATATGCCGGGTCGACAGAGTGCTTCAGTGCGTTCAGCTCTTTCCAGGTAAAGGTGGTCGCTGCTGCGGTATTTTTGGTGCCAGTTACCGACGCAGCCAGCCCTTTAGGCTGCAGCGGGGTGCCGGTGCCGGTCCCTAAGACCAGATACTTCGCTTCACCACGTCCGATGCGAGTGGCGATACGCGCGGCCAGGAACGCCTCGATATCTACGCCGCTGTCCTGGAGCAGTTCATTGGATACGCGAATGATTTTAGAGGACAGTTTTTTAGCCCCCAGCGTTGCACCGCCGAAAGACACGTCTTCTTCACTGGTTTCAGTGTTTTCGCCCAGCAGTTCACCTTCTTCAGTGGTACCGTCAGAGGTTGCCCAGTCAATGTCCTGGCCATTGGCGGTATTCAGAATTTGCGCCACACTGGCAATTCCACCGTAATCTTTCAGTGCTTCGACGATCTTATTGCGGAACTGGGTTGGTACGGTGTACCCCCCTTTTTCATCCGGCGTCGTGCCCTGAGCACGCAGCTCCTTTAAAGCCTGGCGTTCTTCAGCGCTCATCTCGCCAAGACCACGGCGCAAAAACGCATTAAACGCCGCAGCACGACGTTCGTTAGCCCGTGCTTCCGGGTTTGCTGGATCACGATTCTGCTGCTGGCGCTGTTCCGGCTCGTTTTCGTGGATATAGTCCTGATCCTGGCGGCGCAGTTCCTCTTCGCGTGCAATACGCTCATCAAGGGCGTCAAGCTCCGATTTTGCAGCGTTCCACTGAGTACGCTGCTCATCGGTCCAGGGTGTATCACCAATTTTGTCATGCAGGGCACGCATATCTTTGGCGATGATGTTACGTTTTTGCTTCATTTCATGCAGTTTCATGATTTTTCCTTACGCGTTAAGAAGGGTCAGCAGGCGCTCACGCGCCATTCGTTGATTAATGGCGTTCTTTAGCGCACCGCTGTCGCGCGCCTCCTGCCAGGCTTTCATCGATCGGACGCCGGAGTCGGCCTCCTGATATGCGGGATAAGTCACCGGACTGACATCAAACAGCCGGGAAAACTTCGATATTTCACGAATAACGATCCCTTCATCGTCCTGGTACCAATTTTCACCGTCATGGGATACCCGGAAGGCAAAAGATGACTGGTTAATGTCACCGCGCATCATCGGCGCCAGCACCAGGTCGCGGATAGTTTGCGTATCCGGCGCTGTGATGTCGTAACGCAGGCCGCGCTCATCGACAGACAGGGATAGCGTCCCGGCAGCGCTTCTTCCGAGAATAAAGTTTGGGTCATGGTTAAACAGCCCGCGGACATCATCATTCAGCACATCGTCAAATGCTCCGGGCTTGATGATTTCACGGAATCCCCACAGGGGTTCAGAACGGCTGTTGAACACCGAGCCATAGCCCAGAATGCGGGTAGGTTCATCGGTGCGTTGCTCGGCTCTGACCTCCCCGCTGTAACAGCGCGTTTCACGGTCATTCATTGGGCTTTTCCTCGTCGGTTTTAGGTGCCTTAAAATCGTCTGCGGGGTTCGCGGCGTTAACGCTCACCAGCATTTCATCCAGGCCTTCTACCGGATTCATGTCTTCGAAGGCTCGCGCTTCATTGCGGCTCATCCAGCCATCAGTGATCGCAAAGTGGTAGAACTGAGCACGTTCCTGCGGGGTCCCACGTAGCAGGCCAGTCAGGTTAAACCTGACGTAATATCCGGCGGCCAGTTCAGCACGGGTGAACAGGCGGCGATTGAGTTCCTGTTCCCAGTTCGTTACCCACGGCATGATCGTGTAGCGGACAAACTGAATGGCCTGCTGCGTAATATTTGAGAAAGTGGCTTTTTCGAGATCATTAATCATGTGCGCCGGTACATTAAATATCCCGGCAATCATCGACCGGTTCAGCTTCGACATATCAATGATCTGGGCATCAACCGGGGAAACGGTGAGCGCTTTGTAATCCAGCTCTGCCGGGAGAAGCATTGTTTTATTCTCCTGGCTGCGCAAAGCAGCTGTAGCTTTTTGCCACATGCTTTTTAAACGCCCCCAGCTTTCTTCATTCAGCTGGTTTTTCACCGAAATAATGCCAGCGGGTCGCGCATTACCGTTGAAGAATGAACTGGTATAAGCCTGCCCGCTCATCCCCATGCCTATCGTCTCGGCATGCTGCATAATTGGGCTAAGCCCCATCTTCTGGTTGTTACCCAGCGCCCGGATATGCACCATATCGTCGGGATTGACGGCGAACGCTCCCTCTTCGTTGTAAACGCCATAGGTATACCGCCCCCCCGTGTTAAGCAGTGTTGTTTCCCAGGGCATGCAGCATTCCAGCCCGGAAACTTCACCACGACGGGAACGCTTCACCCAGGTGTAACCATTCCCCCAGCCCAAAATATGACGCTGTTTTAACTCACGCCACTTATAGCTGGTCTGCCACATATTCGGCTCATCGTGAACCAGGTAAAACACAGGGTGATCGCGGGCAGCTTCAACCTTGTTATTGGTTTTCCGCATAACATGCAGTGGCATCTGAGCGATATTCGAAGAGATAACGTAAATACAGGCATACACCGCAGCCAGCTTCATTGCCGTTTGCGGGCTGACAAATACGTCTCGGGCAAACACGTTATCGGTTTCTGCCGATTCACTCGTGATCGGAGTAGCCGGGTTTTCCAGTGGTTCACTGCGAAAAAGAGCATCAAGCAGCATTATTCCCCCTCATTGCCGCTAACAGCGCATAAATGAGTAGCAGTGTTCCCGACATCATCAGAGACATCGCCAGCCCGAACTGGAGATACACGCCTGCAGCAAGCGAACCGAACCCGGTAAGCCCGATAACATCAGTGATTAGAGTTTTCATAGAAGTAAAAGGTCTTCGTCAGGATCGATAGTGGACAGGAAGTCAACCTCACCACCACCGTTAACAAGCAAGCGACTCATCGCAATAAACATCGCGACAGGACCGTCAATTTTGTTTTCAGGCGTGGCCTTGTTGGGGAAAATATTCTCGTTTTTGTCTGGTTTGACGGTGACGTTTGACATCATCCATGTCATCACCGGATTGCCATCGTGATGAAAACGCCCGGCGTAAATTTTTGCCTCAACCTCCTTCATTGCTTCAGACAGGTTTTTAACCGTCTGAGGGACTTCAACAATCGGTACACCTTCAGCTGCTACCGACAAAGCAAACTGAGTGGCACTCCACGGGTCGTATGCAAACTCGTTCAGCGAATTACCTCGCGCCCATTCGATCGTTTCCTCTTTAATTACTGCGTGGTCAACGACATCGCCATCGGTAAACTCAAGGAATCCAGCTAGATTCCATTTTCTGTAAAGGTCTGCCTGCTGCTTGGAACAGGCTTCCAGTCGACCTTCAGGTATCCAGAATCTGGAGCGGACATAAACATCGCCATTTGGAGCAAGCCAGACTTTAACTGCAGCTGAAATATCAATTTTGTTGGATAGGTCAACGCCGAGCCACATTGACCAGTTGGCCGAAGTGGAGTCGTCCCAGTCGTCACGGCATTTTTCCCAGCGCGCCATATCCATCCATGCTTTTTCACCCTGCACCCAGATATTGAGATGCTTGGTAAAAAAACCGACACGCGCCGCCACCTGCTCTTTCGCCTTTTTAGCCAGACGGCGCATATCGTCCCAACGCTTGCATATCCCCAGGCCGGGATTTGCTTTCGGCCAGTTTGCCTCGTCGAAAGGATCGTCCCCCTCATCCAGGGTATAAATCAGCGCAAAATAGCTGTCATCCTTAATTGAAAGTGGGTCAGGGTTATCAAAGTTCTTCAGAACCTTGATTGCATAATCACGTTGCTCGTAGCAGATACCTTCTTTATTAAAACCCGCAGTAGTGATTGCAAAAATAAGGGACTGCAGGCGCGCCCCGGTCGCTGTTTCCAGAACTTCCCAGACGTCACGGGTTTTATGTGCGTGCAGCTCATCAACGATCCCGCAGTGAATATTAAGGCCGTCGAGGTTATTCGCATCACTGGCTACAGGTTCGAATTTTGAGCCCGTCCGCTCCTGGTGAATATTCAGCTTGTTACTACCAAACAACCGGCCCAGTGTTTTCGGAGCCAGCTTAATCATGCGCTTCGCATCATCAAACACGATGCGGGCCTGGTCCCTGGTTGTTGCTGCGGAATAAACCTCAGAACCACCCTCACCGTCGGCACCAGTCATATAAAGCCCGATGCCAGACGAAAGCGTTGATTTTGCATTTTTACGCGCTACTTCGTCATAGGCGGTACGAAAGCGACGCACAAACATGGGGTCGCCATCGTCGTCAAGAATGCTCTCAAACGTTATTTCATCTATCAGCGGGACGACAAAACCAAAAAGGTTAATCAGAATGAAGGTGTGCCAGTCCATTAGCTCGATCGGCTTGCCGGTCAAGTGCCCCTTCACATGGGGGACGAAGTTATAAAAATCGAGAACGTGCTGGGCGCGGCCTTCATCAAAATAAACACCGCGCTCCGGGCCGTGCTCTAAATCATGAAAGAACCGCTGGCACGCAAGACGCACCAGTTCGCCAGCAACGATATCGCCAGATACCACGCGCTCGGCGTAGCGGAATCCATCTGCAACGGTTGCCATTCATCATTTGCGCTTTTTAAGAAATTCTTCCAGTGGGTCGGCTTCTGCCGGGCCTTTTGCACCAACCTTTGATCGGCTGGCAGGTGTCATGCCGAATTCGCTCAGCATCGCTCTGATCCGTTTCCACGCGTCAGCCTTCATGACTGCTGCAGGGTGCGGTTTGATCATTCTGATTTCCCGCTCCCCTCCTTCATCTGAATCATCTTCGCTGTAGACGGCATAGGTGTAACCTTCACGATCAAGCGTGTCGCAGTGATGCCGGTATTCAACATAGGCTTCTATCAACAACTCCAGCGCTTTAGCATCCAGCGTGGTCAACACGCCGACAGCATCAAGTTCATCACCAATACGTTTGAACCAGTACTTACCCTGTTTATCGAAATGTTTCGGTATTGGGGGGACCCCTGACGGGGGTTTTGGCTCGTTCTTATTGATCGGGCGCTTGGATGGGTTCCCCTTCACTAAAGCCAGATGTGTCGGGGTTTTCGGTGGTCCTGGCATAATCGAAAACTCCTATTAATCATTGGATGGGGGACCCCAAAAAAAAGTTTTCTAACCTGCGGCGGTGTGAAAAAAGGTTAGGCGGCGGTCCTTTGGGCCTTTGCCATCAGGGATTTGACCCGCCCCCTCCCTGCTGTCATCCAAATGGGAATTGATATCATTTGAAACGTTCACGCCCGGTTTTCGTTCTGTGACAGGGCCAGCACAGGCTTTCAAGATTCGAATCATCATCGGTACCCCCATGAGCCTTAGCCTTGATATGGTCCACGGTCTTAGCTGCTACCGCACGACCGTTGCGCAGACAGTTCTGACACAAGTGATTATCACGCTTAAGGATGCGGGCACGCTTAATATCCCACTGGCTACCATAGCCGCGCTCATGCCTGCTCTTGCCCTGCTGATGTTGTTGCCAGCCTTCATTGCGGTGTTTCTCGCAATAGCCTGAGCGGTCGGTGGTTGTGCATGCGCATCCACGCTTACGGCAGGCTCGAGGAATTAATGAGGGCATCTTTTATCCTCACCTATGAAAAATCCTGGTGATAAGTAGTTATACGAAACGCATAAAAAAGCCCCGCATAAACGAGGCCATTAATATCATATAGCTAGTGATTAAATATATTTATCTAATTGCTTCGCAAGTATCCTGTTAAACAATTCTTTTGAAACAGTTACTAATGTCCCGATGCTTGCATCTTTGAAACCTGTTTTTAATGCTGTCCACACTTCTTTATTCCGGATAGCCTCTAAAAAATCATGCCCGTTTGCTGTGAGACGTAGGGGTAAAAGAGCCCAGGAACCTCCGCCATCTGCTGATTCGAAGAATCCAAACCCGCTATCACCATCAGTTCTTGCTATCAAGTTGCGATCATCCAACAACCGCATATGGAATAAAAACTCTGGGGTTTGATAACTAAATCCGAGATCATGCAATTTTTGTATATCTGTTTCTGGTTTATCAGAACACTCAAAAGCTTCTAGCAACCCCTTCAAATACTCATGATCTATTTTCATGCAAAATCCTCCGTCACATTTCCTTGGATAATTTAGCATTATCACAGGCACTCAGTGAATGCCTGCTGTAATGCCTTAGCTCGCCTGCTCTGCGATGGTATCAAACAGCGCCAGCGCTTCGGTCGACTCCTGAACCGCTTTGATGCTCCGCGCCACCACTTCGGATTCAGTTGTCACGCGGCTGTGACATGTGGGGAGGCTTACGAAGCCTCTCTGTGGAATGGCTCCTGTAAGGCCATTAAAAAAGCCACCCGCAGGCGGCCTTTGTGATGTCAATACAAAAAAGCGCAGAGGTTGTTGAGTATTTTAATCTCTGTATAGCCTTTAAACTTTTAAGGCGGCCTGAATTGCATCGGCAAGCTTTCCAATGCGCTCAGCTGCTTGGTCTAAATCACTGTGCATCACACCGTTACCTGAGTTTGCAGAAGCCTTAACGACCTCGAGAGCAGCCTGAACGGCGAGTAAGCGCTGGGTTTTTTGATCAGTAGGTATTGCGCCATTTCTGAAATAATTTTCTAACATAGTGATCCCCATTTTATACCCTACCAACATGGCGGGTTACAAAATGTAAATGGGGTTTGTGTTTATGAATTCAAGGCCAATATCGAAGTCCCATGATAGTTCTCCTGTAATGACTACTGCTCTTTTGTGAATGACGTTACGCCTAGTTCAGTAAGCTGATGCTTTACCGCTCCAATGCGTCGGCTAAGCTCTCCGGTAACACTCCTGCGTACCGCATTAACAAAATCATCATCCTGATAACGACTCTGAATCGTGATGCCTAACCCTTCCCCGCGTTCGACGAGTGAGTATTGCCCTTCAAGTTCCTTAAGCTTTTCGTATAAGATTGAAGCAGCGTTAACATTATTTATATTCATTTCCTTTTACCTGGCCGCAGTTAGCCTGCACCGAAATGTTGTGCGCCAGAATGTCGCGCTTGGTCTGCATATCCAGCACGTCGATATCGTGGTCGGTCAGATAGATGACCCTCACCCAGCTGCAGGCCGTATCAACGACTACCGGGGCGGGTAAACTTTTCGCGCAGCTCGCGATCAACATAGTCATCGCCCATACGCTTAACGTATTCCTGTACATCACTGGCCCCTTTCGTGACTTCAGCCCGGCGTTCTGCCGCGGCGACGGTAGCGGCGGCGTTCTCTTCGGTACGCTGCAGATCGGCTTTGGCTTCTGCCTTGCTGGTCCCGCGAGCATGACCAATGCCAAACGCGCCAGCGATAGCGCCCAGGATGACGACCACCAGCCCAGCAATAATTTCAAAGCTCATTGCTGCGGCTCCTTCAGTTCTTCGGCCTTTTCTTTCAATGCTGGCTGACGCACGTATTGCGATAGCACGGCCAGCACCACCAGCGCAGGGCTAATCAACGCAACGATATTTGGCGGCAGAATACTTTTGATATCCGGTGGCAGCATCGCCCAGGCGTGCAGCGCAGCATCCGGGAACGACTGCGCCCATACACCAACCAGCGCGCCGATAGCTCCCAGCTTTACAGACCACGTTTTCAGCAGCAAGCTGGCATGCCCTACGAACTCCAGCCGGGTATATTTGCGCATAAGTAACAGAACGAGCACAGCCACCAGCACGAGCAAAGCGAAAATGATCATCTTCACAGGACACGCTCCTTAACCCAGCCGTAGAGAAAATCCTCGTTGGCTTCGCGGCCCTCCGCCAGTTCGAGGTATCTGGCGCCCTGACTGCAATTCAATGCTCTTAGCAAAACCAGCTCGCCTTCTTTCCCGCGGGCAGAAAGATACCCCTTCAGAGCGGTGATGGTTCGGGGGCCAATGGCACCATCCGGGATCAGATCGGGATACAGCTTTCCACGCATATTCATTGCGGTCAGCCAGCGCTGAAAGAACTTACTGGCGACGCTGGGCCCCATGTTCACGCCGGTGTCGCAAAGTTCCTCTGCCAGTAACGTAGACAAACTCGCTACCTGGTCGAACCGGGGGCCGGTCCAGTAATCGCTCAGCAGGATTTGCTTTGCTGTTTCCCTGGGCAGGTCTCGCATATCACCGGTGTAGCCATGTGCGCGTGCTGTGGTTTGCGTGATGCCCCAGCGGGTTGGCCCGCCTTTATCAGAGGGGTGATCGACATAACCACCCTCTTTTCCGAGGATCCCCTCGATAATCTTTTCTGCTGTCATTGTGCTTTCACTCCGGTAATTCGTTCCCAGAAATACGTGAGCGCTACGGAACCCATAGCGCCACTGATACCGGCAGTGGCCAGTATCATGTAAATACTCAGGCCACCTTCAATGCTGATGAGCCCACCAATGACCCCGGTAAACGCCGAAACCACAATCTGCGCAAAAGCATTTATCCAACTCCATTTCGCTTTTCCCTGCTTCACATCCATCAGGAATCGGACAAGGCCGCCCCAGCCAGCAATGATCAGCAGAGCCAGCCATGTGATTCCGGCCATGCTTTCTTTGTCTTGCATATGCTTTGCCATAGGTTCACCTCCGGGTTAACGGGGTGCTGTGTGTTTGAAAGGGTCAGGCCCATCGGGCTGATTTAACAACGAGCTTTATCGATGATGATTCCCGTGAGCCTGAAATGAAAAAGGCCGCGCATAAGCGCAGCCTCAAATGATTTGTTCCTCAGCTTGCCGGGGAGACTTATTCATGGCGAAAAAAAGCCCGCTCAGAGGGGCGGGCAGAAGGTAGGAAATACTGATTCTTCAACGGAACGAGGCGCACCTAATAGTCCGAGCTACCGATTTACCAGGAGATCGCTCGTTTTCCGTTACTACCTTTTAAACATAGCTGGAGAAGCCGAAACGGCAACCCCACTACCAAATAGCATAGTAGCATTGCATTATGGTGCCGGGTGCCTCCCGGTGAGCATGTCCCAGTCGACATGGCCCGCGCTGCATTTACAGATCACTGTAAGTGACTGGTCGCCCCTCCGCATAGGGGGATTCACCACACGAACAGATTAACAAGATGTTAATTTTCTGGTCAATAAGATGTAAGCAAATGATGACATGCAGTTTTCTTATTGCTGAGTAACTTCAATCTGGTTCAGGGCTCTGCGCGGAGGGCTTTAACGTGTCGTGCAGCACGTCTCTACCCAAGAGCCCTGACCGGATTGCAGATACAAAAAAGCCCCGGCGAGTACCGAGGCTTAGGAGTTGTGAGTATTGCTCTACGACAATGTGACAGGGGTACTGATGCAATGCATCTCGCGAATACCCCTGTCGTATCGCCGGAAAGCAAAAACCCCGCCGAGGCGAGGTTATAATAAGAAATCGAGTTATAATTCCAAAAAACAGTAAGGTGGTATGGCAAGGCCAACAGGTGAAGCATCTCCCACCCATTCAAGATCTGCTAATTCGGTTTCAGTCGGCAGAGAATGAAGCGCAGTAAAGTCAGTTATCAGCGCGAAACTGCTCTCATTACCTGCGCCGTTTACAGTTACAGTGTAATACTCCTTGGAGCCCCGCGACTTATCAGAACAATCACCGTTCAATTTTTCAGCAATAACGGTGAGGGCGCTCCCATTAGGGTACAATCGAGGGAATGTTGAAATTTTCTCCATCTTCGCTTTGGTAGCATAAAATCGATATAAACACTCTTGCATCTCACTAACTCCGAAGCAATCGATTGAACTAGATCATGTCTAGTTGGCTGTGTTCATTATCAGCCCCATAGTTTGGTAACGCCAAGCTTTTTTTGTCCGACATGCCAGTCAGTTGTTTAGTGTCACATAAAACCCCGCCGTAAGGCGAGGTTTCGATGATTAGGCTGTGTGTCGAAGTGACCACTCCTAACAGATTACGATAGTTTTTGCGTACGCGTTAGCATTTTATTACAATTCTATCGTCCTGAACCTAACCTAAGGCCGTTTATGAATTTCTCTTATACTAAACAAGATGGACTGACAAAGAAGTGTCTTGTCAGAGGCTTTAAAGTTAACACAGCATCTACTGATATTCTTTTTGATCAAATAGCAAAGTCTACAACCTTTCAGATAGGCTCTGTCATCAAAATCAGTGCAGATAAACACCTTATGCTGAAGGCATTTGAAACAAACGCCAATTGCCACTATCTTCATGTAGCCCTTTACAACCCTAAAGCACAAGTTTCTATAACTCCTTTAAAAAAAGCTGCAAGCGATTTACTGGATGTAGAGAACCTTGATGATCTTCATGCGTTCTTAATGATAAAAGGCAACCAGATAGCATCACTTATGCAGATCTCAACTAATTGGTGCGAAGTTAAGATTGCTAAAATTTTTAATCAATTTGGTATATCGATAACGCCAACAGCCATTCTAAAAAACAATGTTATTCAGAAAATTAAAGAGGACAAATTAAAAGCTCTGCATCTCAACATTGACGTTGATGAATCTGATTTCGTTCAAGCACCAAGTGTGTTAGAGTCAATATTCAAAAAAGAACCAACAATTAGAGCCAAGGGTATCTCTGGTCACTTAACAATAGATGCTAAAGGTAATGCAGAATTAGCTCAGTCTATTGAGAATAATCCTGCTACATGGGTTAATGATTTGGACAGAGATTTTTATATTGAAACAAAAAAAGGCGACAAGTTTTATAGTGACGATTTGAAAGTAACTAAGGTTTACTTTACAGTACCATATGGTTCTAAGTCTATAAATGCGAAATATGCTAAAGAAATCCTAGAGGATTTTGTAGCAAAAGAGCTATAATGATAGAAAACAAAGGAGCCTAAGATGCTAAAAAATATTAACACAACAGGGCTGATCGTATCAGCGCTAAACATCATAGCCTCGTTAAGTTTCTCGATTTTTTTAACTGGAAGCCTAACTAATAACACTGATGCATTAAATCTTGTAGCCAATGTATTCTCAATACTATCTGGTTTTTTGCTTTTAGTAATAACTATGTCAGGTGAGAACTCAACGTTGCTTAGTAACATGAGCGCACTGGACGCGGCAAATCAAGAAAGAAGATTCTTGATGCGCTTTAACAAATACTACGCTCTTTTTTTACTTTACATACTCACATTGGCTTTGATTTTTATATTCTATTTGATAACAAAAGATAAAACCAATAACTCAGCAATATTAACGAGCTTAAAATCTATAATTGGCCATTCAATTGCATTTCTAACATGCTTCTCATTTATCCAGTCAACATTCATCCCACTTAAAATAAAAGAGCTATTTAAGGAAAAAAGAGAACTTAATAAGAAGTAAACTAAACCATTAGTTTACTTCTTTCCGAACAGATTTTAGTTTTATATGTCACAGCATATGTAGTACGCCGTCGATAAACCCCATTGCTGTCTGTAATTCTTTTCTGATGGTCCCATCAGAGCATTTTCGTTTCTTAGCTATACTACGTAATGATATACCGATAACAAAATGAGCAATTATCAACTCATACTCTTCTGGCTTATATTTCCGCAATCGCGCTACACAGCCGTCAATCATGATTCCTTCATCATCAGCGCATCGCTGGCGTGTTTTCTTTCCATGAGGTAGCAAACCTTTAAACCCTGCGGCAATGGGTTGCCAATCAACACCACTACTATCAGCTGAAGCCCATGCACCCCAGCGGTCTAAAATCTCATATATATCACGCATTAACTCATCTCCACTGAATTAAGCCAGAACGCCAATTGCCAGCGAACGATCCAGAAATCGAAACAGCAGCTCCAGCTGTGAGCCGTGCTTCTCCTCAAATGCCACGGTGTCAGCGTGCAACTCGTCGTGATGCGCTCTGCAAAGCGGCAACACAAACAGGTCATGCGCTTTTGTTCCCATTCCACCTTGTCCGTGGCCTATCAGGTGATGGGGATCATCTGCTTGTTTGTTACAGCAGACACACTGCTGAGACTTAACCCAGCGCGTCCAGCTCTCGTTTACCCAGCGGCGGCGCTTTGGTCGCAGCATGAATGATTCCGGCGTTTCAGGATCTACGCGAAGACCGAGAATCTTTTTCTGCACCACTTCGCTCGCCGCTGGCTCCGGCACAATATCGCTCTCCTTCATCACTGGTTGATGCTTTATTTCCGGCAATCGCAGGGCTTTCCGGGCCAGCGATTCAGGGATTACGTGCGCCAGATTGTTTATCACCAGCCACCAGCACAACTCTGGGATCGTCAGTTGATGGTCTTCGTTGAACCCCAGCTGTGAGCGGATGACCGTTATCAGCCAGGATACCAGGTTCTCACGCGCAATGCCTGCCAGCGTCTCTGTGTACTGATCACGCACCAGGTTATCGCAGGCCCAGCAAAGGCGGATGCTGCCAGGCTCATGCCGGAACAGCGTAAAATTTTCGCTGTGCCACGAGCCGTGCGGATAATGGCATTCAAAACGACGCTCCAGCTCGGCCTCCAGCGAGCTAATACCACCCGCGCGCAGAATGACGTCTTTGTTTTCGAAGACTGGCTTCAAAACCGGGTCTTCTGCCAGTGGTTGCGTGGCGGGAGGGATGGCGCCGGTTGCGTAGTCGCTGTATTTTTCCGGTGCAGGCTCAATCAGTACCCGCCCTCTCCTGAACATCGGCATGAGATCAGCACCTGGGCGAAGAAGAACAACGCCCATGCGTGGGGCAATCTCAGGGGTTAGTAGTGCTCTCATATCATCTCCACGTCAGACAACTGCACGAAAACGTCGGATGGTGATTTCTACTTTCCCTTTCTTCACGATGTTCCCCCACTCCACCAGCATGCGCTTAACCTGACTGTCGTCTTCCCAGACGCCTGTTAGAGTCAGGGCATCGAACAGCGCTTTGTTGTAGTTATCGATATCCCGACGGCGCTGATCCGGCGGATACAACACTATGTGAACCTCGGCCAGATCAGAGGATGGCCGGGGAACGGCACGGAGTTGCTCAATAATCGCCGCTCTCGCTGCCTGCTGGAACTTGCGCCCTGTCTCGCTAACCAGATGCCTGCCTTTCAGCGGTCCCTTGCTCGGGGCGCGCCAGTAACTATTTACGCTCGGTGGAAATGGTAAAGTCAGTTTCATTTAGCCCCCTTAAAGGATCGCTACAACGTCTTTTGCGACTTCCCGCGTACTGCTTTTGCAGGAGATCGAACGGCGCGCATTGATGAATTGCAGGTTAAAACCATGCTCCCGGTACAGGTCGAGAACCTTCGGTGCGGATGAGTTAGAAATGACTACCCGAGCCCCACGGTGAAAGGCAGATACACATTGCTTCGCCAGGTCTACCTGGTTCTCCCAGTTAAAACCACCAGCGGCGTAGGCGGTGAATCCGGTTGTTCCCGGCATCGGTTCGTAAGGCGGATCGCAGTAAACCACATCCCCTTTCCCGGCCAGGCTGATTGTCCGGCGATAGTCAGCAGTCATGAAGACGCAGTTATGCGCCATAGCCGCGAAGGCTTTCATCTCATCCATCGGGTAATACGGGGCCTTGTAGCCTCCCCAGCCCACATTGAACTTGTTCGCCTGGTTGTAGCGCATCAGTCCATTGAAGCAATGCCGGTTGAGATACAGGAAAGCAGCTGCGCGTTCAGTAGCATCCAGCGTCTGAGCGTTGAACTCGGAACGGATCAGCTCATAGCGATCTGGTGACCGCATGTGCTCGAACATCCAGCGGGCCTTCAATTCCACTTCATCCGGCACCACCGCTAACATCTGATACAGATTAATCAGGTCCGGATTAACGTCCGCCAGCAGGTAATCTGCGTGCTTTTCGCTGTTCAGGAATACCGACCCACCACCAACGAATGGCTCTATCAGGCGTTTTCCTGCCGGGATATGTACGAACAGGTCAGCCAGCTGGGTATACTTTCCACCAGCCCATTTCAGAAATGGCTTGCTCATGAACGGAACCCCGCTGGCACTGAATAATCCACGTCGGAATAACTGGACTTGAACGCCGTGTCTTGTTTAACCCACTTGCCGCCAGTCCAGGCTGGGCGTCCGGCTGCTTCCCATTTTTTGGCCTTGTCGAAATACTCGACGCAGTTCTCGGGAGCAAACAGCGTTTTGGGCCGCAGGTAGTCGCTCATCTTCGGATCCTGAGCCCATTTCGCGTTCAGGTAGTCAACCACCAGCATCAGGTCTTCAGGGTTGTAATCTTCGGCCAGGCGTCCCCGGATATAACCCAGCGTCGTTTTGGTTCGCCCCCCCTTGCCATAGGTCGAGTTGGTTACCCGATTGAAATGATCCAGAACGAGATCTGCCGGATCGGTCTGGTCTGGTTGCAGCGCAACCGGACAAGAGTCTTTACCTGTAATCTCTGTAGTACTCTCTGTTGTATTCTCTGTAAGATCATCGTGCCAATTTGACCTGATGACAGCGGTTCGTTTTGACCCGGTGGAACGTTTCACAATGACCTCTTCCATCGTGTCATTTTGACCTGATGGAGCGGCGCATTTTGACTTCTTCGATTTGGTCACTTTGACCTCATCTAAAAGCTCGCTCTCGTAGTTGATCGTGTAGTAGTTCGTCATGTCGCGCTGAGACTTGTTCAGCTGCTCAACTTTAAGCACGCCCAGGCTCTTCAGCCGGGTGAATGTGCGCTTCAGAGTGGATTCAGACCAGAACGGGAATTGCTCCAGCCATTGCTCTGTCGTGTTGTAGATCCAGCGTACGCCGTCACGCTCCAGCCCTGAGTTAGTCTCCTGCAACCAGTAGTTAAGCTGCTGCAGCGCAATGGCTTCATTCAGGCCGATGCTATAGGCAAGGTCAGGATTGATGACTATCGGCCTTGATGGCATTAACAGGCTCATAAGACCCCTCTATTTCCCTGAATTTTCGTCTGAACTGCTCGAGGGGGCTGAAACACTCGTGCTTATACCCTTCGCGCAGGTATATAACGCGCTGTGTCTGGGGCTCCCAGCGTATGACCCTGACCGGGACGCCGTAGTGATCTCTGAACCATCGGTTGAGCTCTCGCATACTTTCTCCGCCTGGCCGTTAAAGTCCCCTACCACCCACTGAGCAAACTGGTAGCAGACAGGTTCGAAACCGCCTGGTACTCTTACCCCATACACGAACTGCACCGGTCCTGCTCCACCAGGAACTGGCCGCGCTACAAGTTGCGACCTGCGGTATTGTGTTGATAAACTGTTCATGCGTTAGTAATCTCCACTGATAACGACACGCCACGACGCCAGGAGCTGCAACTCGCTGGCGTCACTTCTTTTTGCGTGCAAATAACGTGATAATTGCCGCAATCTCTTCTTCACGCGCAGCCAGGTGGCGGCGGTGATGCACCATGATTTCTTCAGCTTCATGTCTTTCGATTACCCCATCCTCAAGTGCCTGTTCGATAATCTGATCAACCTGTCCTCTGGCGGCAGAGGTACGCATTGCCCGGCTGAACAAGTCCACGCGATCCAGCTCTTCCAGGTGCGGAACATCCACCAGCAGAGCACCACGGCGGCGAGCGAAGTAATCAGCCAGTAACGACGTGTTGGAAATGTCTTCCATCGCTTCCAGCTCGCTGACTTCGAAGAAACGACAGCCGTTTTTCTCGTAAAGGTTGTTGTTAAACTGCGTCACCGTCATTCCCAGTGCGCCAGCCATTGCTTCGCGCCCACCTGGATATGCTTTGCACATCGCTTTGACGGCTTCTTTGAGGTTTGGCTCTACCATCTTGATTTACCTTTTGTAGTTATCGAATAACCGCTTAAGCAGTACGATTATTTGCACTTGGTACGTCATCTGTTTGATAGCGACTTGGGTACAAAATGTGTAATTCGCTTATTTCTCCTCTAAAGAACTTGGCTAATCTCTCCGCCAGTTCGACAGATGGGACTTGCTCGCATCTTTCAATGCGGCTCAACGTTGCAGGATCTACCTGTACCCCGGTTGCAACGTGCAATAAGGTCATGCCATGCGATTTTCGCAATTTTCTTAATGGTGATTGCATAACGCCTCCTATTTTTGCGTATTACGCATGTTATTCCACGCTAGCGAATTGCGCAAGTTGCTTTGCACGAAACGCAAAAACAACATGTAATGAGTGAATGAAAATAGGATCTCGCATACGACAACTTCGCTTAGCGAAGAACATTAAAATCGCAGAGCTTGCAGAAGCTGTGGGCGTTGATGCTGCCAATATTTCCAGGCTTGAAACTGGTAAACAAAAGCAGTTTTCAGAACAGACACTTAACCGACTTGCTCAAGCTTTAAGCGTAAGTGTACCTGACCTATTTACCTCTGACGAAAATGATACTACTGTACATATAAACAGTGAAAAATATGCATCTCCCGTAAAGGATGTGGATGTATACAGAGTCGAGGTACTTGATGTGAGCGCAAGCGCCGGGGCAGGACATATACACGGTAGTGACGTCATAGATGTCATTCATGCTATCGAGTTCAGCAATGATCAGGCATTGGCAATGTTTGGTGGCAGGACTCCATCTGGAGTAAAGGTCATCAACGTTCGCGGTGATAGCATGGCCTCAACGATTGAGCCTGGCGACCTAATCTTTGTGGACGTAACTATCAATGAGTTCGATGGGGATGGGATTTACGTCTTTGGTTTTGATGGAAAAGTTTATGTTAAACGCCTGCAGATGATACCAGACCAACTGCTAGTCATCTCTGATAACCCTCGTTATAGAGAATGGAATATAACTAAAGAGAATGAACACAGATTCTATATCTATGGAAAGGTTTTAATAAGCCAGTCTCAGTCCTTTAAACGGCATGGATAGCATTCATCATCATAAACTAGGCCTCATTCGAGGCCTTTTTTTTCGCCCTAAATTTGCGTTTTACGCACATAGCTATTGCGTTACTCGCAATTTATGATTATCTTCTACTCGTCGGCACATGACGAAATTTACGGACAAGGATGAACAGAACACAACATGGAAGCGCATTCCCCTTCTTTCCGGTGGGGATCGGTTTGTAACTGAAGGAGTGCGCTTCCAGTTGTGACGTGTACAAGCGTACCGCAGCGCCGGTCGACGCAATTTTTAATCCACCCGATAACGGTTTCTTGAGGGTAAACACATGTCTTCATGTTACGCAGTAGTTTTAAACGGTAATACCGAAATTAAATACTTCCCGTTCCACGACTCACGTAGCGCTGACGATGCTGAAGCTATGGCGGATGAGTGGCGCTACAAGGCGATCGACGCTATTGGAGCGGAAGAGTCTTCTCGCTTCCACTTGCGCGTAGTTCGCCCAAAGGTCGTTTTTCAGCTTCCATCCGGAGCCGTGGTGGAGTGTGACCTTGATGACGTAGACATCAACCCGCGAGCCTGCGCCGACCTGGATTACCACCTCTGCGCATTCGGGTTCAATCGTGGTCTTGACTATTGCGGTAACTGGGACTTAGACGGCGCTGAAATTATCGAATACATCGCATAACGGCTTATTTGGCGGCTATCCAGTCTTCCACCAGCCAAACAGGAGGAAGAGGATAATGTTCTGATGGGTAACCGCCCTTTTTACACAAGACACGAGAGCACTACCGAGTGACGGGCCCATAACCCAATCCGCTCGGGCTGATGCAGCAGCTGGTGTTCTCCTGTGTTGTGTGGAGATAACTAACTAATCCTTTGCAGAGGAAACAGAAATGAAATTATCAAAGTTACGTAACGCCATTGTCTATCGGGCTACTTTGCCCAGTATTGAAGCGGTTGAAGGGCACCTGCAGGAATTGCCCTACTCTGAACTTACAGAAACGGAGTTCGCACGGGCTTCCTTCGTCCCTAATCCGATTACCGGCGAGCTGGTTACGCCAATTACTGGCGGTTATGCAATCGTGATTCGCCGCGATGAGAAAATAATCCCCCAGCACGTCGTGATGAAAGAAGCAAATGAGCGTATCCAGCGCATTGAAAATGCATGTGTTCAGAAACTAAAGCGCGCTGACCGTAACAACATTATCCAGGATGCTAAGGTTCAGCTCTGCAAACAGGCATTCATCAAGTCGTCTCTGATCCTGGTCTTGTATAACACTGAAGAAAATCTTCTGATCATTAATTCCGCCAATAAAAATATTGCCAATTTAGTCGGGGCGATGCTGGTTAAAGTGATTGGCTCAGTCAAAACAGTCACGATCAACATCAGTGATATCAAAAACGGCCTGACAACGCGCCTTAAAAACCATCTGGACGGCGAAGAATCAGCCTTTGCCGGGTTTGAGGTCGGTGATTATGTCCAGCTATCCCGCCTGGCAGAACAGAAAGAAGTTATTCGCTACTCTGCGGAACACACTTCCGTTACCAGTGAAATTCTGGAGAGCCTGAACACAGGTTTTATCGTAGATAACATGGAATTAAGAGGCTGCGGCGTCTCTTTTCTGCTTACAGATAAGTTCCATTTCCGGCGGATCGATACCAAGGATAATGATTATTCTGATGATGACGACAAAGCCTACCGCTGGCGTCACCAGGCAGGTACGGACATGTTCCAGTTCTGTAAAGTAATTAACCAGCTTTGTGATCTGCTCGCCTACAAAGAGCCCGAAGAACAAAAACCAGCAGCCTGATTAGAACAGCAGCAATTACCCCATTCTCATGGGTTGGGTTGCTGCACCCTAAATTTACGCGTTGCAGCACGTCAGATGGAGAACAAAAGATGGCTAAGACAGCAAATCAACTTATTAAACAGGCGTACGAAATAGCCAAAACTATGCCACCAGCACAGGCAGCAATCATCAGGGAACTGGCTACCGTCCTCGATGTTTCGAATGTAGCTCTGCGCCAGACCCGCACCGAACGTGACGCCCTTCTCGCAGAGGTCAAATCATGGGCGAAAGAGTGTGATCGTCTGACAGAGCGATACACCAAGAATCGCACAAATATGCATGTTCTAGAGGCTATGCGCGATTTGAAAGCAATTTGCCCCGCCAGCTTCCGTAACGTGGAGGCTCTCTGATGGCTAAAGACTCAAAGCTTGTATACGGCGCCAACGGCAAAACCAACGTTCTGATGTTCGAACCGGAAAAGCTGCATCTTGTTACCGACAAAACCCATCTTCTCTACGATGAACGTATCAACCTGCCGATCGACGAAGGGATGGTACTGAACATCAAGGAGCTGGGTGTACTGGAGCCGATTATTGTCTGGAAAGACCCTGAAATTGGGCTCACCTGCGTAGTTGCAGGCCGTCAGCGCGTTAAACATACGCTGGAGGCAAATAAGCTTCTTTTGAAAGAGGGCAAAGACCCACTGCTTGTTCCTGGGGTTGTTAAGCGCGGGTCAGCAAATCAGATGGCTAAATACATGGTCAGCGAAAACGAAATTCGCCGACCTGATACACCGCTTGGCCGGGCTAAAAAAATGTCAGACGCGCTCGACCGCGGGCTCGATGAGGACGACATTGCGGTGTTGTTTGGCTGCAGCGTTCAGACCGTACGCGCAACGCTGTCACTACTGGATGCCACCCAGGCTGTTCGCGATGCAGTGGAGTCCCGAACGGTCACCGTTACCCAGGCGCGTCAGCTGGCATCGCTTAAACCCGAAGAGCAGCGGGAGAAAGTCTCTGAAATCGAAGCGGCAACTGCTGGCACAACCGGCCATGAAAAAGCCCGGCGACAGCGTCAGATCCTCGGTGATGCAAAGCCTCGCCTGAAAACCCGCAAAGAAATTACTAAAGCCCTGGAATCTGCCGAGGGTGAGTATGCGAGCGCACTCCGTTGGGTGCTTGGGGAGGCGAAATGAATATTGATCCTGAGAATTACAGCAAATACACCCTGTGTCGGTTCGCCGCCCTGTTCGATGTGATCTGCTGGGTGCTGGTTGCCGTAGTAACCGTTGTTATCTGCATGTTTATTGAATGGTGGACAGCATGAACATAAAAGAGATCGGAGACGTGTTTCACTTTGATTGCGGCTTTTCCTGGTCGCGCAGTAAAAACGGTAACCATAATTGCCCTGATGGTTTGCCTGAAAAGGTACGGCAGCTGGCTGCGGAGAATGTGGCGCTGAAAATTCATTCAGCCTGAGTGCTTTGTGGGTCATGTCGAGGTTGAAACTTTCTATGATGTAGAAGTTACTCGCTACGTCAATGCTGATGGCTATGAACCAAAGACTTGATGCTATGGCGCAATTTGCAATTGAGCAACTAAGAATTGTTGAAGGATAAGGGGAAAAATGATGAACTTGAATCACTAACTGTGCATAGTATAGTTCTTGAAGAAGAAGATGAAATATTGAGCGAACAGAAGCTAGAAAAGATCATGTAAATCGCCTGAAAGTCAAAAAACTTTTAAAATCAGTTGCATATCATTTTATCAGAAAGTCAACAAATGGAGTATATAATGAATCAAAATCCATTTTCATTTTATGATTTCTTAGGTTATTTAATACCAGGAGGTTTATTCCTTTACTTACTTTATTTCGTAGGAGTTACATACGAGTTAGAACCTGCTATGCAGATAGTTAAATTCATAAACACACAACCTAATGCTTTTAGTCTATTAGGTTACGCTTCATTAATAGTATCATCATATATCTCTGGTCACTTTGTATCTATTCTATCAGCTTTCTTTATTGAGAAATACATGAATGAATCACTCAATTATCCATCTATTTATTTATTTGAAAATATAAATGATAAATATACTGAGAAAAGAAAAATCGATAAAACGAAAAAAATAAGAAACTTTATTATCAAGGTAATTACTTCACCGATCATGTTTCTTGACCTGTGTACATTTAAGTTTTGCTACTCCAGAGGATTGCCAAAAAAACTAGCAGAGAACCTGTGGAAAAAAGTTAGTGAATCGTATGAACATAACCTAGGCATAAGCTTACATAAAAGCAAATACTTAGATGGTGATCTGTTCAGATTCGCCTATCATTCTGCATATGAGTTTTCTCAAACCCATCAGAGTAAAATACAAAATTACGTTGCTCTTTATGGATTTTGCCGAAATGTTTGCTTCATTTTCTTGCTTAATTTTTGGATTTCAGTTTTAGCGTTAGCCTTGACTTTCTTTGATAATGACACTCATAAATACAATTACTTATCAATATTCATAACTCTATTTATTCTTTACGTGTTCTACTGTGGATTTGTTAAGTTTTATAGAAGATATAGTCTAGAAGTTCTCATGGCTTTTAGTCTCATTAAATTAAAATCGCAGTAATAAATAACCGGTTGCAGCTGGTTCAGTGGAGAACAACTCATGAGCGATCGCTTCCTGACTGATGAAGAACTGACAGAGGCCACGGGTTCGCCCCAAAAGTCACTGCAGAAAGAGGTATTAACGCAGAACGGGATCTTTTTTATTGAACGCCGGGACGGAGCAATCAAAACGACCTGGTTTCATATTAACCATCCCGTACAACGCATACTTCCACCAGCAGGCCATATGCCTACTCCAGGCATGAACTTTGACGCTGTAGAGAGATAATATGGGCCGCAAAAGAGCGCCTGGTAATGAGTGGATGCCGAAGGGTGTGTTTTTCCGCCCTTCCGGTTACTACTGGAAGCCAGGAGGTACTACCGAGAATCTAGCCCCAGCAAACGCTTCTAAAGCGGAGGTTTGGTTAGCTTACGAGAAAGTCGTTGAAGGTCGAAAGAAACTACTCACCTTTCAACAATTGTGGAAAAAATTTTTAAATAGTGCTGACTATGCAGACCTTGCCCCCAGGACACAAAAAGATTACCTGGCACATGAAAAATACTTGTTAGCGGTTTTCGGCGATGCAGAGGCAAAGGCCATTAAACCTGAACACGTCCGGCGCTACATGGATGCACGTGGTAAAAGAAGCCGTGTTCAGGCTAATCACGAGCATAGTTCAATGTCTCGTGTATACCGCTGGGGGTATCAGCGTGGTTATGTACCAGGTAATCCGTGTGTTGGTGTCGATAAGTTTCCTAAACCCCAGCGCGACCGCTACATAACCGATGAAGAGTACATTGCTATCTTCACTCATGCGACTCCTGCAGTTAAAGCCGCGATGGAAATTGCGTATCTATGCGCTGCAAGGGTTTCTGATGTTCTTAAAATGAACTGGAATCAGATTCTTGATAAAGGAATTTTCATACAGCAAGGTAAGACTGGTATTAAACAGATCAAAGCCTGGACTGAGCGTCTCAGTGCGGCTGTTGATATTTGCAGGGAATGGGGACAGGATGGCCCTGTTATCAGGACAATGTATGGTGAGCGTTATTCATATAAGGGATTTAATGAAGCATGGAGAAAAGCGAGAAATGCGGCTTCTGAAGAACTTGGTAGGCCACTTGATTGCACCTTCCATGATCTAAAGGCTAAAGGGATCTCAGACTATGAAGGATCTGGCAGAGACAAGCAAAAATTCAGTGGTCATAAGACAGAGTCACAGGTACTTGTTTACGACAGGAAAGTTAAAATCAGCCCGACTTTGAACAAGAAAATGAGATGATTCTTTGGCGTCGGAGCATGCTTCGGCGCTAGAATTTTTCTCAGTGGATTTTCTCAATTTTTCTCATCGGGAGGCAGGTCACTGAAATGGAATGCTGTAAGTGTTTGAATAGTGGCGGAGAGAGGGGGATTTGAACCCCCGGTAGAGTTGCCCCTACTCCGGTTTTCGAGACCGGTCCGTTCAGCCGCTCCGGCATCTCTCCGCTGTGATGGTTGCTATAATGCCAGGATCTTTGGCATTTTAATAGCTCCCGTTTCGGTAATTGTGTTCAAGTGACGACTTTGCGAGCAATATG